GGTCATGCACGATTCCGTTGAAACGTGGAACCACGATATTTATCATGAATTCCGTAGAAATAACGGAATAAATCAAAACCTCGCGCCAAGAGCGTAAAACCAAAGATAAGTTTATATCGAGATAAAACACCTGACGCACCGTCAGGTGTTTTTGTCATATTAAGGCGTAGTCGAGAAGATGCAAAATGGCATCCTTTTATCGGCGTTATGTCCTATAGCTATTTCGCAGGTGTTGTGATAGTGTGTTGCTGCAGAGAGGGAGGTGAGAATGTGGTAAAAAAGCAAACCAGCGGAAACCTTGCGCTGGAACAGCAGCGCGTCATAGTCATCCCAGCGCACGATGAGATCGTTGCGCGCAAGCTACGCGTCGCAGCCTACGCTCGTGTCAGTTCCTCCAGTGAGGATCAGCTCAACTCCTATCGCGTCCAGAATCAATATTATTCCGAGCTTATTTCTAACAACCCGGATTGGGAAATGGTCGATATTTACGCCGATGAGGGCATCACCGGCACGTCGGTTGAAAAGCGCGAAGATTTTCAGCGCATGATGCAGGATTGCCGCAAAGGCAAGATCGACCGCATTCTGGTCAAGAGTATTTCCCGATTTGCCAGAAATACAAAGGATTGCCTTGCGGCTGTCCGGGAACTGAAGGAACTCGGCGTCAGCGTCCTGTTTGAAGAACAGGGCATCGACACGGCTAGAGTGTCCAGTGAAATGGTCACGGCAATCATGGCATCCCTAGCGCAAAAGCAGAGTGAGTCGATTTCCGGTAATGTGCAATGGAGCATCCAGCATCAAATGGAGGCAGGAAAGTATAAGCTCCGCACAGCACCATTTGGATACACGGTTCGAAACGGCGAGCTTACGGTGAATGAAGCAGAAGCTCCGATTGTACAAGATATTTTCAATGCCTACCTGTCTGGCGCAAATACAAAAGAGATTTGTGACCGTCTTAATGCACAGCAGGGGAGTAGCCGAAAGTGGCTACGCAGAGAAATTGATTATATATTAATGAATGAGCGTTATGCCGGAAATGCCATTTTTCAAAAGAAATATACAAGGGCAGAGCTGCCAAGAACAGTAAAGCGCAATCATGGCGAGCGAGCCATGTATTATGTATCGGACAGCAATGCACCAATTATCCCTCAGAATGTATTTGATCGTGCGCAGGAATTGCGCAAACGCAGAACCGTGAGCAGATCGGACGAGCCAAAAGTGTATTCTGGCAAAATCCAATGCAGCTGTGGTTCTCGCTGTCGGGCAAAGACTTCAAACCAAATCTGGTATTGGTCATGTGTAGTGCATGAGGAACAACGGAATGCCTGTCACATCAAGCAGGTACCGGAGGAAACTATCAACGCAGCTTTTTGCCGCCTGTACTACAAACTCAAACACCACGGAGAACCCATTTTCACGCAAATGCTCTCGAACCTCCAAAAAATCCGCTACAGCCGGATGCTATGGAGCGAAGACGTCATCTCTCTCAACAGAAAATATCCGACATACTCAGTCAGGTTCAATTCCTAACCCAGCTTCAACAGGCGGGCGGCGTTGACCCTGATACTTTTATTTCATCCAACAACAAACTCAGCGAACAGCTCCGCAGGCTGAAACAGGAAAAAGCAAGGCTTCTCGACACCGACAGTGACGATCTGGCGGATCGCACCCACGATCTTATGGACGCGCTGGAGGACGGGCCGGATTTCCTCGACGGCTTTGATGCGGAGCTGTTCGATGCGCTTGTAGATAAAATCATTATAGACAGCAATGAGCGCCTGCGCTTCCGGTTGAAAAACGGCTTGGAATTGACAGAGCAGATTGAAAGGACGAAGAGGTAATGGGAAATCGGAAACTGCCGTTCGGCTATCAGATGCGTATGGGCGAGGTCGTCCGGAATGAACCGGAGGCAAAAGCTGTGCAGGATATCTTCCTGCAATACACGCTCGGCGCATCGCTCAAGGAGATCGCAGCGCAGATGAGCAAAACCGACACCGTCTATGACGATGGCAAGAGCTGGAACAAAAATATGGTCGCTCGGATTTTGGAGAATGCCAAGTACACCGGCGCAGACGATTATCCAAGGCTGGTCGATACAACATTATTTGAATCCGTTGCCGAAATGCGCCAGACCAAGCAGCGCCTGCCAGAGCGGACACCCGCACAGAAGGCGCTCAAGCGCGTCTGCTCCAAACCGCCCACACCGGAGGTAGAACAGCAGGTCACACACCTGCTCGGCAGGCTGGCAGAGCAGCCGGAGCGCATCACACAGCCAGAGAAAACGCCTGCATCGGCACACACAAATACCCAAGCCGAGCTGGACGAGATCCTGAATACCCAACCGCTTGACGAGGATGCAGCCAGAAGCCTGATCTGCAAGCTGGCGCAGGAGCAATACGACGCCATTGGCAACGAAGAATACGAAACCGAACGCCTGCGGCGGCAGTTCACGGCGTTCGAATGCACGGCAGAACTCAACGCGGAGCTGCTGCAAAGCACAGTCTCCGCTGTGCTGGTGACGCGCCAGACGGTGCGCTTGCAGCTCAAAAACGGACAGATCATCGGAAAGGACGATTTGGTATGACAGACGAAAAGCCGCGCGTCATTATAATCCCACCAAAACCGGAGTTGCAGCAAACTGCTGCGGTCACAAAACAGCTCCGCGTCGCAGCGTATTGCCGCGTCTCGACCAAGGAAGAAGAACAGGTCAGCAGCTATGAAGCGCAATGCGAATACTACACCGACAAAATCATGTCCAACAAGGAGTGGACGATGGCTGGCATTTTCGCGGACGAAGGCATCACCGGCACGTCTACAAAAAAACGCACGGAATTCCTCCGCATGATCCGCCAGTGCAAGCAGAAAAAGATCGACCTCATCCTCACAAAGTCCATTCAGCGGTTCGCCCGCAACACGCTCGACTGCATCAACTATACGCGCATCCTCCGGCAGCTTGGCATCGGGGTTCTCTTCGAAAAGGAGAATATCAACTCGCTTCCAGCGGACAGCGAATTTATGATTACGATGTACGGCGCGATGGCACAGTCCGAAAGTGAATCTATTTCCGGCAACATCCGCCGCGGCCGGCAGATGCACGCAAAAGTTGGAACGCTCAAGGTTCCATGCTATCGACTTTATGGATACGAAAAAGACACAGAGGGCAAATTCCGCGTCATACCGGAGCAAGCAGAAATCGTGCGCGAACTCTACAAGCGATATGAGAGCGGCGCCAGCCTGCGCAATCTGCAAGACTGGCTGGAAGAAAATCAGATCAAAACGGTTCTTGGGGAATCCAAATGGACAACGACAGCCATCAAGGGCATCCTGACGAATGAGAAGTACTGCGGCGACGTTCTGCTCCAGAAAACATTCCGGACAGATGTGATCAGCAAGAAAATCGTAAAAAATATCGGTCAGATGACCCAATATTATATGCCTGACCATCACGAGGGCATCGTCAGCCGGGAGCAGTACAATGCAGTGAAGGCGGAGATGGCACGCAGGAGCGCCCTGCGCAGCCCATCCAAGCAGGCTGTGACAGGACGCTCCTGTTATACGAGCAAATACGCGCTGTCAGACAGGCTCGTGTGCGGCGAGTGCGGAACACTCTACCGCCGCTGCACATGGACATCTCTCGGGCGAAAATATCCCGTCTGGCGCTGCACCAGCCGCCTGAACTACGGCACAAAATACTGCCACGATTCCCCAACAATCAAGGAAGAACAGCTGCAGGCGGCAATTCTGGCGGCGATCAACTCCGCCATGAGCAGCAAACCTGCTCTGCTCGACCGTATCAGGAATGCAGTTTCCGTAGAGCTTCTGCCGGTGCAGGGTCAGACCCTGAGCCTTGCCGATATCGAACGGCGGCTGACGCAGCTCGATGAGCAGTTCCAGAGCCTGCTGGCAGAAGCCATTGACGCCGAAGATAAAGAAGCCTGCAACGCGCAGTTCGCGGAAATCCTTGCCGAGCAGACTGCGCTCAAAAAGCAGAAGGAAGAAATCCTGCAAAGCAGCATGGATGCTGACTGCGTCTGCACCCGCATGAAGCAGGCAGAACAAGCCATAGAGAGCACCGCATCCACGATCACAGAATGGAACGAAAACGCCGTCCGGCAGATCGTGGAGCGCGTGACCGTCCTCTCCGCCGACGAGATTCTCGTGCAGATCAAGGACGGCGCGAAAATCAGACAGCGATTGGAACGATGAAAATGATTTACGCAACCGGCGACCTTCACGGGAACAGCCTCCGGTTTCAGCCACAATACTTTCCGGAGCAGGCTGAGATGGCGAAGGATGACTACATGATTGTCTGCGGCGACGCAGGGCTTGTGTGGAACGGTGACAAGAGCGACGATCCGCAGCTCGACCGGCTGGAAGCCCTGCCGTTTACGGTTTTGTTCGTGGACGGCAATCACGAAAACTTCGATGCCCTTGGTGAATATCCGGTGGAGCAATGGCACGGCGGAAAGGTGCATAAAATCCGTCCACACGTCATTCACCTGATGCGCGGACAGGCATTCGAGCTGCAAGACCGCACCTTCTTCACAATGGGCGGCGCACAGAGCCACGACATTGCGGACGGGATTCTGGACATGGACAGCCCGGATTTTTACGAACGGTACGATTCTCTGCGCCGCAATCGCGGACAGTTTCGCATCAACCACATTTCGTGGTGGCAGGACGAACTGCCGTCCGATGGGGAATATGCCGAAGCCAGGCAGATGCTGGAGCGGCTGGACTGGAAGGTTGATTACATCATCACACACTGCGCACCGACAGCGATTCAGCAAAAGATCAACGCAAACTTCAAACTGGACAAGCTGACGGACTTCTTGGAAGAAATCTGCAACCGCAGCCAGTTCCACTATTGGTTATTCGGGCACTACCACGACAACCGGATCATCGATGAAAAGTACGTTCTGCTCTATGAGCAGATGGTGCGCGTATTATAAAAAAATACACGCAGACACATTTTTACTCTCGACGAAAATCGCCGTATCCAGTATAATGGATATAACATATGAGGTTATATTCTAAAAAGCAACACAGATAGAGGAGAAATATATGCCCGCACAAAAGAAATTCAGAGACAGTATTCATGCGAAAGGAACGGAGATCACGGTTCTTTCTACCGGTGATGCCAATGACTATATTTCACTGACGGATATTGCACGTTACAAAAGCGATGCGCCGGATGACGTGATCAAAAACTGGATGCGAACCCGCGATACGATCGAGTTTCTCGGCCTATGGGAGCGGCTCAACAACCCGGATTTCAAACCCGTCGAATTCGGCGGGTTTAGAACGCAGGCTGGTTCGAATGCGTTTACCATGTCTCCAAAGAAATGGATCGAAGCGACCAGTGCTATCGGGATCGTTTCAAAAGCTGGACGCTATGGTGGCACGTTTGCACAAAAGGATATTGCGTTTGAATTTGCCTCATGGATCTCGGCTGAATTCAAGCTGTATATCATCAAGGATTATCAGCGGCTGAAAAATGACGAGAACAGCCGTCTCGCGCTGGGTTGGAACCTCAACCGGACGCTGGCAAAGATCAATTACCGGGTACACACCGACGCGATCAAAGATATGCTGATCCCGCCAGACGTGACGCCGCAGCGGCAGAGTTATACATACGCCAACGAAGCGGATGTGCTGAACGTTGCGCTGTTTGGAATCACGGCAAAAGAATGGCGGCAAGCGCATTTGGACTCCAAGGGCAACATCCGAGATGAAGCCAGCCTGCAGCAACTGATCGTGCTTGCAAATCTGGAGAGCATCAACGCCGAACTGATTCGCCAGGGCGTACCGCAAAGTGAGCGCCTCCTGCGGTTAAATGCCAGCGCCAAACAGATGATGCAGTCTCTCACGAACGACCATCGAATCGAGGCATTCAAGGAATACGGCACACTGCCGCATGAGTCTGAATAAGAAGTCAGACAGGAAAAGAAACAGAGCGAAGGACGACATTGCCGCCGTTTTTTCGCTCTGTCTGTTTACTGATTATAAAATGGCGCTTGCCGTCATCGGGAGATATTCAAAAGCGCCGTTGTCCTTGCATTGACACCCATAAGCTCCCGCTGCGTCTGCCGGTTTGCTTGGCACATGGGCATCAGAAAGTTCACGGCCTTTCGGATTTGCTGAAGATCAGAGGAAGTGAGGGCATTCTGGTGCAGATGCTCCAAGACGCGGCTGTAGGCGTCCTTCAAA